GGTAAACGCATCAACATCAGCAGGCGTAGTTATTACTCCTGATAATTCTGGTGTATTAGCATTACAGTCATCTAGTACTACGGCTTTAACAATAGATGCTTCACAGAATTCCACATTTGTAGGAACAGCATCAGCAACAAAATTAATTCCTACTGGCTCATCTGCTACTGGTAATGGACTGTATCTTCCTGCGGCTAACTCTTTAGGCCTGTCTACTAACGGTACGAATGCGGTCACTATAGATTCTTCACAAAACACAACATTTGTTGGTAATTTAAATACTGCCACAGGTAAAAAATATCAAGTTAATAGCAAAACTGTAAACGCTCTGGCTTGGGTTAATTTAAATGGAAGTGGCGTAGTTCAGCAGTCTTTTAACATCAGTTCTGTAACAGTAAACGCAACTGGGGACTACACGCTGAACTTTACTACGGCATTAAGCGATACAGGCTATGTTGTTTCTGGCACATCAAGCGACACTGCAACTTATGGGCGGTTAATATGTGTATCTGAATCAACTGCGCCAACTACAAGTCTTGTAAGAGTTGTTTCTTTTTCAAGAGCGGCAGGTACGCTTGCGGCTGGCGCTTATATGAGTTTTGTTATTTTTGGAAATTAAAAATGCAAGTAATTATCTTCACAAACGAAAATGGTAGCGTAAGCGTGTGCGTACCAACAAGAGAACTTGATATTCAAGCAGTCAAAGTTAAAGATACACCAAACCACTCTATCATTGTTCAAGACTCTGAACTGCCACAAGCAGATAACGATTTCTTTGACGCATGGGAATTGAGCAACGGCACAGTATCAGTCAATCTAGTCAAAGCAAAAACATTGACTAAAACTCGATTGCGTGAAGAGCGTGAGCCATTATTGGCAACACAAGATGTATTGTTTCAAAGGGCGTTAGAAACAAATGCAGACACAACGATTATCGTGGCAGAAAAACAAAGACTGCGTGACATTACCAATCTGGCCGATACTTGCACAACAACGGCACAACTGAGGGCTTTGAAATGCTAAATACACAAGCCGCAACAATCACCGCACTAACCGCCCGCATCGTGGCTTTGGAGACAGCATGACAATGATTCTTTCAGGTGACGCTGGTGTTACCTTTCCTGCAGGTGGAGTAGGTAATCCTGCTAGTGCTGTGGTGGGTCTAACTGACACTCAAACACTCACTAACAAAAGCGTAGTTGCTACACAGCTAACAGGTACTGTGGCGGCTGCAAGACTTCCTGCAGGTGCTGTGTTGCAAGTGGTGAGTGCGGCAACAACAACAAGCACAAGTACGACTTCATCTTCTTATGTGGCTGTTACTAACCTTACCGCATCAATTACGCCATCAAGCGCTACAAGCAAAATTTTAATATTAGTTAATGCAAATATATACAATAGCGCAAGTGGTGGTAGTGAAAATGCAATGACTATTTATAAAGATGGCGCAGATTTAACTGGCGGCAATGGTTTTTCTGATTCATATACTGGGTTATCAGATTTAATTGCACAAGCACCTATGATGTATTTAGATTCTCCTGCAACAACTTCTAGTAAAACATACGCAATTTACATTAAAAAGACACAAGGTACAGGCACGGTGCAAGTTAATTTGCGTGGCACAACTAGCACCATTACTCTTATGGAGATAGCCGCATGAATAAACATAATGCAATTCGTGCAATCCATACTAGTGTGGCTGTTATCCGTGGTGACGATGCTTTTGATGCTGAAGGCAACCCCGTTATCTATGACGAAGCGACAGTTCAAGCCTACATTGACTCTCATGCCTACATAGCAAAACGTCAGGCTGAGTACCCATCTTTCATCGACTACCTAGACGGTGTGGTTAAGGGTGACCAAGCACAGATTAACAAATACATAGCCGACTGCCAAGCGGTTAAGGCTAAATACCCTAAAGGTTAACTAATGGCTTCTAACTACAGCATTACTCGTGATCAGATCATATCCTTAGCTCTTAGGAAACTAGGAGTGCTTGAGATTGGGGATACACCTGACGCTAACACTGTGTCTAATGCTGCCATATCTTTAAACTTGTTGATTAAACAATTCAACACAGACGGTTTAAAGCTATGGAAAGTATCAGAACTTATCATTCCCCTTACTTCTGCACAGACTAGCTATGTCTTAGGTGGTGCTACATCTACCTTGATGTATGACTCCCTAGCTCCTAGCACAGCTATTACAGACAAGCCTTTGAAAGTTATTCAAGGGTTCTATCGTAATACAGCATCTACTCCAGACATAGACACACCAGTGATAGTTATATCTAGGCAAGAATACACTGTTCTAGGATCTAAGTTCTCTACTGGTACACCTAACAGTGTCTTCTATGATGCCCGTAGGCTCAATGGTATTCTTTATGTATACCTAACCCCTAACGCTACTACACAAAGCAATCTAGAGCTACACCTGATAGCTCAGATGCCTATCAATGACATAAGCACAGCTAATGAACTACCTGACTTCCCTAATGAATGGATGAACTGTTTGGTATGGAACTTAGCAGACCAGCTGTCTCTTGAGTATGGTGTTCCTATGAATACTAGGCAAGAGATTGCTCTTCGTGCTTTAAACTACAAAGACAAGATGGTTGATTGGGATGTAGAGCCTGGTAGTACATTCTTTAGTCCTGACTTTAGATCTACATCTGTTAACTCTTATGGTATGTAAGCATGGCTACAGAACGCATACCACTTACTCAACCTATAGAAAGTAGAAGCGGATCCTTTGCTAAGGACTCCTATTCTGCTAACTGTTTCTTTGAGACTAGGGATCAGAAGAGAGAGTTTGTTAAAAGACCTGGTTTAGTCTTAGCTAAACAAGTGGTGTCTATAACACCTCCTGCTCACACACCTAGTCAAGGATTAGCTTCTTTTAATAGCAAGCTCATTGCTGTTATTAATAACATTGTGTATAGCATTAACCCTGCATCTAGCTATGCTGTAACTAATCTTGGTTCTACTTCTAGTACAACTAACCAAAGCTACTTTGTTAGGACATTCCTAGATACGTACTTGTTCTTTCACAACAAGACTACTGGCTACTTGTTAAATCAAGCAGGTACATTTATAGCAATGACTTCCTTGCCAGCAAGTCCGTATGTTTCTGGAACTGTATCTCTAAACAACTACATATTTATTGGTACTACTAACAATCGTATCTATAACTGTAATGTTGGTGATCCAACTACTTGGGCTGCTCTTGACTATGTTAGTTTTGAGCAGACTACAGACACACTTGTTGGTATTGCTAAGCATTTGAACTACCTAGTAGCTTTTGGTTCTACTAGTATTCAGTTCTTCTATGATGCTGCTAATGCTACGGGTTCTCCCTTAGCTGTAGCCCAGAGCTATACATCTGAGATTGGTTGTGCTACTGGTGATAGCATCGTTGCTACTAATAACACTGTGTTGTGGATTGGAACTAGTAAGACCAATGGTCGTGCTGTCTATCTGATGGATGGTGTGTCAGCTGTTAAGATTTCTACTAATAGCATAGATAAACATATAGAAGCTGATAGTCTAAGCACAGTAACTGCTTACTGCTATACAGTCTCAGGACATACACTATATGTTCTATTTCTACACAACACTAGTAAAACTTTAGTTTACGATATAAATGAGAAGATGTGGTATACATGGACTCAGTACTCTATTCAATCTAGTGACCAACCTAATCCAGGTACTTTCCAAGAGTCCTACTTTAGAGCTGTATTCTTTGCTGAGTTAAATGATATTGCATTTGTCTTAGACGATGACACAGCCACTATTTACTACCTCAGTACCACTACGTACCAAGATAACGGTCAAGCCATCTATAGCAGAACAGTAACAGACATCATAGATAACGGAATTACTAAACGTAAATTCTATGGAAGACTAGAGATTGTTGGTGACAAGGTAGCTGGGACTATGCAAGTCCGTCATAGTGGTAATGATTATGCAACTTGGTCTACCTATAGAGACATAGATCTCAGTGCTTCTAGATCACAGGTATACCTTAGTGGTGCTGATAGACGTAGAGCTTGGGAGTTCTTGTGTACTAGCAATGTTCCTTTGCGTCTAGACACAGCTGAGATAGACTTTAGGATAGGTGAACTAGATCAAGAACAATCAGTTGGTGGTGGACGCTATAGACGATAAAATAAAGGGAAAAGTACCTGTGTGTATCCGAAAGGATTACATAGTGTACTTAGAGGTTTTTGACAATCTCTTGTGGATTCATGTTGACATCAAAAGATGGTCAGCTAGAGTCAAGAAGGATTGTCAAAAGGACTTTGTTCTTATACAGAGTTTAATTGGCAAGCCTATAGCTGCTTTAGTTAGAGAGGATGACATTAAACTTGCAAGATTTGCCAGATCATTTGGTTGGCTAGAGAAATGTCAGATAGTTCTATTAGACGGTTCAAAAGCTTTCATCTATGTTTCAAACACATAGAACATAAAGGAATGATATGGGTGGTGCTGTAAGTGATTTAGTTGATAGTGTTGGCGATATAGGCCAAGGAGCCATTGACACTGTTAGTGACATTGGTGCAGGTATTGATGACACTGTTAATGAAGTTGTACCTGGTGGTTGGACTACGGTTGCTCTGCTTACTGCTGGCTATTACTATGCTCCTGAGATAGGGGC